CAAGCATTAGCTCAGGCTTCTAACGTACAGTTTGCTAACTTAACATTAAGTGGTAATTTAACAGTTAATGGTACAACAACTACAGTCGCAACAACAAACACAACCATTTCAGATAACCTACTAGAGTTAAACTCTGGTGCTGGTTCAAATGCAAATGACTCTGGTATTCTAATTGAAAGAGGAAGTACTGGTGACAATGCTATTATAGCTTGGGATGAAAGTGCTGATAAGTTCGTAGTTGGTACTACAACTGCTACAAATGACGCAACAGGTAACTTAACAATTGCAACAGGTACTTTAGTTGCAAACGTTGAAGGTGCTGTAACAGGAAACGCTTCTACAGCAACTGCTCTTGCAAACGCTAGAACAATTGCAGGACAATCGTTTGATGGTACAGGTAATATTACAATTGCTTCAACTGACTTGTCTAACACAAGTGCTATTGCGTTACTGACTGCTTCACAAACTTTGACAAACAAAACAATTGCCGCTGGATCAAACACGATTTCAGGCATTACGTCTTCACACTTTGCTAGTGCTGTAACATTAGTAATTAATGATTCATCTGGATCTGCTGTTAAGACAATTGTTGGTTCTGCAAGTTAATAATCAATTAATCTAAACCGATTTTTAGACACACCATAATTGCGTCTTCGCAACGCCTAATAATCGTATAAATAGTAATAAAGGATTAATATGGCCAACCCAGCAACTAGAGAACAATTAAAACAATACGCTTTAAGAACACTAGGGAAACCTGTAATTGAAATCAACGTGGATGACGATCAGGCTGAAGATAGATTAGATGAGGCGTTACAATACTTTGCTCAATATCACTATGATGGCGTTGAGAGAACATACCTTAAATACAAAGTAACTCAAGCAGATGTAGATAGAATTAAATCGCCTTCAGGTGATACTGCTTCAAGTGTTACTAAAAATTCAGTTACTACTGCATGGTCTGAACAAAATAACTTTATCGTTGTACCTGAAGCTGTACTAGCAGTTACAAGAATATTCCCTTTATCAAATAGAGGTAATCAGAATATGTTTGATGTTAGATACCAATTAAGATTAAATGATCTATATGATTTTTCATCTACTTCAGTTATTCATTACGATATGGTATTAAGAAATTTAGATATGTTAGATCATATACTAGTAGGTGAAAAACCTATTAGATTTAACCAATACAATAATAAACTCTTTGTAGATATGGACTGGAAAACAGATATAACTGTTGGCGAGTATCTTGTAATTGAGTGTTTTAGAAAATTAGACCCAACTGTTATGACCGATGTATATAATGACATATACTTAAAAAGATATGTTACAGCATTAATTAAAAAACAATGGGGTGCTAACTTATCTAAATTTAATGGTGTTGCAATGTTAGGTGGTGTTACACTTAATGGTCAACAAATATATTCAGAATCATTAGAAGATATAAGAAAATTAGAAGAAGAAATAAGAGGCACATACGAAACGCCTGTAACGTACATGATAGGATAATACCATGCCTGTAAATCATTATTTTCAAAGTGGCAATGGAATAGGTAATGACGCTGAAAAAAAACTACATGAAGATTTAATCATAGAAGGTCTAAAAATATACGGCCAAGATTGTTTTTATTTACCAAGAACATTAGTCAACAAAGATTTAGTTTTAGGAGAAGATACTATTTCTAAATTTGATCAATCATACATGTTAGAAATGTATATTGAAACAACTGAAGGATTTGCTGGCGAACAAGAATTAGTATCTAAATTTGGTTTAGAAATTAGAGAAGATACAACATTTGTCATTGCAAAAAGAAGATGGCAAAATCAAGTTGATAATCAAGCAGTACAGATTGTAGATGGTAGACCTAACGAAGGTGATTTGATTTATGTACCTTTGATGAATAGTTTTTTTGAGATACAATTTGTAGAAGATCAGGAACCATTCTTTCAATTAGGTAACTTACCTGTTTACAAATTAAAGACAACTAGATTTGAGTATAGTTCAGAAAAAATTGATACTGGTAGATCAGAAATTGACGTTGCTGAAGATAGATTATCTATTGATCAATTACAACATCAATTAGTACAAGAAGATGGTACAGGTTTCTTATTAGAAACTTCAGATTCGGTATTAAAAAATTACGATTACTTGGTATTAGAAAGTCATGTTGATGTTAGTTTGGCAACACAAACAAGAGATTACGCTGATAATGCTACGTATGAAGCAGACGCAGGATTTGGTACGGCTAGTACGGCAGATGATATATTAGATTTCACAGAAAGAAACCCTTTTGGTGAAGTAGATGAGGGACAAGTATAATGTTCGGAAGACGATTTTACCATGAGTCAATGAGAAAAGTTGTTGTTGCTTTTGGCACAATATTCAACAACATAATTATTCATAGAACAGACGCCGATGGTTCTGTAATACAAAGATTAAAAGTACCTTTATCATATTCTCCTAAAGAAAAGTTTTTAACAAGATTAGAACAACAACCTAATTTGAATCAAAGAGAAATGGCAGTTTCTTTACCTCGTATGGGTTTTGAGATTTCAGGTATTTCTTATGACGCCTCTCGTAAACTACAACGTGTAGGTAAATTTAAAAAGACACATGCCACAGACGCTGGTAAACAATACTATCAATACAATCCTGTACCTTACAATATATCTTTTAATTTATATTCATTTACAGCAACTGCTGAAGGTGGTTTACAGATTGTAGAACAAATATTACCTTACTTTCAACCTGACTATACGGTAACAATTAATGCAATACCAGAGATGGGAATAAAACGTGATGTTCCGATAACACTAAATAGTGTTAACTATGAAGATACTTACGATGGTTCTTTTACAACAAGACGTGCTGTAAATTATACTTTAGGATTTACTGCTAAAACTTACTTGTATGGTCCTGTATATTCTGCTAAAGTTATTAAAGAAACTACAGCAGATATATTTACAGATACAGCAAGTGGATCAACAAGAGAAGAAAGAATAGTTATTGTGCCTAATCCAACAAGTGCTGACGCAGATGATGATTTTGGATTTACAACAACTATAACAAATTTTGCAGACTCGAAAACATATAACCAGACTACGGATAGTGATGAATAATTATGAGCATAGACGAAAAGATAAACGAAGCCCTTGGTATCTCTAACGACAAGCCTGTAACAAAGGCCGTAGTTAAAAAAGAATACACTCCACCAGTTCCTAGAATAGAAGAAAAAGGAAAAGAAGATGTGGATAATGATTACAAATATAGTAGAGAAAATTATTACAATCTTATTGAAAGAGGACAAGACGCAATACAAGGCATACTTGATATTGCAAACGAAAGTCAACACCCACGTGCCTATGAAGTTGCAGGTAACTTAATTAAACAAGTTGCTGATACAGTTGATAAATTACAAGACTTGCAAGGCAAACTTAAAACACTTAAAGACGTACCTAATAAAACAAGTACAAATATTAAACAAGCACTATTTGTAGGTTCTTCAGCAGAATTACATAAAATGCTAAAGAATAAAAATAAAGACGTACAAAGTGAAGAAGATAAAAATTTTAAAAAGGTAAATCCTGATGACTGAAGCATATCTAGGTAACCCTAACCTATATAAAGCAAATCTCAAACAAAGTTATACCGAAGAACAAGTAAGAGAGATTGCAAAATGTATGGAAGAACCTTTACATTTTATAAGAGAATATACTAGAATTGTAAACATTGATGAAGGTTTAGTACCTTTTAATATGTATCCTTTTCAGGAAAAGATGGTTCAGACTTTCCATGATAATCGTTTTTCTATCTGTAAATTACCTAGGCAGTCTGGTAAGTCAACTACTATTATTGCATATCTATTACATCAAGTTATATTCAATGATAATATAAACGTTGCCATACTTGCAAACAAAAGTTCTACTGCTAGAGATTTATTAGGTAGATTACAACTTGCATATGAAAACTTACCTAAATTTTTACAACAAGGTGTCTTAAACTGGAACAAAGGTTCTTTAGAATTAGAAAACGGCAGTAAAATTCTTGCGGCTGCAACATCTTCAAGTGCAATTAGGGGTGGTTCATTTAACATCATATTCCTTGACGAGTTTGCTTTTATACCTAACAATATATCTGAACAATTTTTTAGTTCAGTATATCCTACAATTTCATCTGGTAAAAAATCTAAAGTTATGATTGTATCTACACCACATGGAATGAATATGTTTTATAAATTGTGGAATGACGCAATACATAAGAGAAATGATTATATACCTATTGAAGTACATTGGTCAGAGGTACCTGGTAGAGATGACAAATGGAAAGATGAAACAATTAGAAATACTAGTGAAGCACAATTTGCTACCGAGTTTGAATGTGAGTTTGTAGGATCAGTAGATACATTAATCAATCCATCTAAATTAAGAACGTTATCACACAATACACCTATTGTATCAAACGAAGGTTTAGATATGTACACAAGACCTGAACAAGGTAAAGATTACGTTATGACAGTTGACGTAGCACGTGGTACCGTAAGAGATTATTCTGCCTTTACTATATTTGATGTATCAAAAATGCCATATAGAATGGTCGCAAAATTTAGAGATAACGAAATTAAACCTATTTTGTTTCCTCATACAATTGAGAAAGTTGCAAAGGCATATAACAATGCTCATATATGTATTGAAGTAAATGATATAGGTCATCAAATAGCAGACGCTTTACAGTTTGAATTAGAATACACAAACTTATTAATGTGTATGATGAAAGGTAGAGCAGGTCAGATATTAGGTGGTGGTTTTAGTAAGAGAGGTACACAATTAGG